CTTTTGCTGCTAAATTTAGAACGGATTTTACAGAGTTTGCTAATACTACAAATTTCCCAGATAGTGTAATATTATTTTGGGCAGGATTGGGTATTAAACTTATGAATCCGAAAAGATGGGGTGAGATACTGTATGAAGGATTGGAATTGTGGGTTGCTCACAACGTCACATTGTCGGCAAAAGATAATGCTTCTGTTAATGATGGTGGTCTTCCCGGGGATAGTTCAGGTGTAATTTCTAATCAAAGTGCAGGTGGCGTGAATGTTAGTATTGATACAGCAGCTGCTCTTGAAGCAGAAGGTGGGAATTACAATCTGACTCCCTATGGAACACGATTGAAAAGATTGATTGATATTGTTGGCTGTGGAGGTGCACAATTGACATGATAAAAGGTGTTGTGAAATCTTTTGTTAAACTTGATTTAACAGAAAAGCTTATAAAGCAATATCATGAAATTACTAAGTCTTCTGTATTGGTTGGTATTCCTGAAGACAAGGATTCCAGAAAAGAAGATGAAAATGGTAAAGTTCCTATTGGTAATGCTGCATTAGCCTATATTCATGACAATGGTTCTCCGTTGCAAGGAATCCCAAAACGTGAATTTATGAAGCCAGGAATCAAAAAAGTTAGTGATAAAGTTTCAAATGAATTTCTTCAAGCAGCTGCATGTAAGATGAATGAAGATGATGAAGGTGTTAGAAAACATTTGAACAGTGCTGGGATGATTGCATCTAACAGTATCAAGCAAGTTATTAATGAAGGTGATTTTACTCCTTTAAAACGTGGTACAAAATTGGGGAGATTGAGGAAGTTAAAAGGTGCTAAGAAGTGGGATACTGATAAGCGTGAAGATGCAATGGAATCATTTCATCCACTGGTTTCTTCTGGGCAAATGCGGAACGCTGTGACTTATGTGGTGAAAACTGATGAATAATTCACTGATGAAAAGAGTAACACGTAGCCCTTTACTTAATTCTCAAGCTTTGACAATTTTGAGAAGTGTAGGTGAAGAAGTTGATGGTCGGTGGGTTGAAGGCACACCAATTATATTAAATATAAGAGGTGTTGCTTCACCTTCTACCCAAAAAGAATTAAGACAATTACCAGAAGGTGATAGGGTAACTGGAGCAATAACTTTTACAACTGTGGATGAATTATTTGTTTCTCACGGTGGTGAAACTCCGGGAACGTCTGATATTATTATTTGGAAAGGTAATAAGTACAGATTACTGTCTGTTTTCCAATGGGGTGATTATGGTTTTTATACATCTATTGCTACACGTATGAGAGGTGATTGATGAGTGAAGTTTATTTACCTCTAGCAGATGTTGAAAATTTATTCCAAAAGTTGATTGTATCAATTCTTGGTTGGGATGTGAGTACCCCTACACAAAAAAATAATGTTAAGATTGATTGGGCAACAGGAGGTAGGCCGGGATGGGGTGATCCTAAAAAGAATCTTGTTTTTTTAAAAGTAATTGAATCAGATTCTAATTACAATAAAGAAAGGGAAGTAACGCATAGGTATATTGATTCACCACCTGAATACATACAACGAACAAGTTACACACGTCAAATTCAGGTTGGTATAACTACTTATGGTTCAAACTCTTTTGAGAATATGCAATTGATCCGTGATTCAATGTTTTACCAAACTTTTAGAAATACATTATCTCAAAACAAGATTTATCTTATCCCAGATATTGTAGCACCTGTAAGGGCACCTGAATTGTTTAATGATTTATGGTATGAACGAATTGATATGACATTACATTTTAACGAATTAATTGTTAGGGAGATTAGTTCTGTACCAGTTGAATCTGTTGATATAAAGATTTATGAAGGAAATCAAGGTAAAGAAATTGAAGATGTTGAAATTTAATAAGTAAATAGGGAGGTTAATGACAACTCAAAATTTAAGTAAGATAATTGATGCATCAGTTGTTGTTTCTGCTTCAGCTGCTGCAAGGGCAACTTTCAATGAAGGATTGATTGTTGGTTCGTGTATAGTTGGAACACAACAAATAATTGGTCCGTCAGAACGATTACGCAGCTATACAGATGTTGCTGATATGCTGACAGATGGTTTTACAGTGGATAGTCCTGAATATTTGGCAGCTGTAAAATATTTTGAACAAGATCCTGCACCTCTTACTGTTTGGATTGGTGTTAGAGACACTTTAACGTCACCAAATGAATCAGTACTTGATGCAATACTTGCTTGTCGTGAAGCTGATTCTGATTGGTATATGGTTTATAGTGTTGAAGCTGTTGCTGAAGATATATTAGATATTGCACCAGAAGTAGAAACAATGGTTCCTTCATCAGCTTTTATTGCTGATTCATCTGATGCAGATATTTTGGTAGCAAATCCTATATCTCCTGATGTAGCAACGGAACTCAAATCAAATAGCTATAAGCGGACTATGTTGATTTATAGCACGAGTCAGTTTATTGGTGCTGGTATAATGGGTGTTGCTTGTGGTTTGAATAATGGTTTAGCAAATTCTGCTTTTGCTTTGTTTGCCAAACAGATTGTTGGATGTGTTGTTGAGAATTTGACAAGTAATCAAGTAGCAATTGTAGAAGGTAAGAATTGCAATTTGTATTTAAATTACGCAAATTTCTACAATATATTTGAACAAGGCGTTATGTCAAACGGTTCTTTCTTTGATCAAATAGTAAATAGGGATATGCTTGTTAATGATGTTCAGCTTTCATGTATGGATTTGATTTACGCCAATAGAAAGATTCCTCAAACAGATCCTGGTATAGGTGCTATTCATAATGCTATTGTTTCAGCCTGTCAATCAGCTGTAAATCGTGGGCACCTTGGTGCAGGAACATATACTGGTATTTCTTTCTTGAATTTACATACTGGTGATGCCATGCCAAACGGTTATGTGATTCAATCAGGAGCATTATCAGATCAGTCAATAACTGATAGAGAAGCTAGGAAAGCTGTTCCTTTTTATGTAACAATTAAAGAGGCAGGGGCTGTGCAGTCGATGAGTATTGAAATACTCGTAAACATATAAAGGAGGTGAATTATGAATAATCAAACTACATACAGTTTTTTAGATTCAGTTATTATTCTAGCACATTCCCTTATTGTTCCAGCAGGTCTTATCACACTTTCTGGAGAGGGAATTGGAAAAGCAACTGTTTCAATGCGGGATGAAAGAACGATAATGGATACAGCAGCTGATGGTTCAGTTATGATTTCCAAAATTGCAGGAAATACTGGAACTGTTGCTATTGATTTGCAGCAAACATCACTTGGTCACAAAGCGTTATTAAGTTTGTATAATTTAGTAATATTAGCTGATCCTACTATGTGGGCACAAGCTGCATTAACAATGCGAAATATAACTGATGGAACAAGTCATATTGCTACTGGTGTTGCTTTTACAAAACTTCCTGATAAGACTTATCAGAAAGAAGGCCAGCATGTAACTTGGCAATTGATGTGTGCTGATATCCAAAATGCAAATTTTTAATATTTAACAATTAATTATCTGATATCTTAAAAAGGAGAATATCATGAGTGAAAAGTTTAGAGTAATTCCGTTTGGTGGTAAGAAGTACAGATTTGATAAGATTCCCGCTTTGCAAGGAAGTAACCTCTTGCGGATGTTCACCGCTGCTGGTAGTTCTAATTCGCAAGAGTTTCTTGCAAAAATGCCTTCTTCACAATTTAAAGAAATTCAAGAAATGTTGTTACCTTACATTTCTGTAGTGAACACTATCCCCGGAAAAGATGGTGGAGAGGATAAAGAAACATTTTCACCAATAATACTTCCTAGTGGTGTTATTGATAAAGATGTTGATACTGGGGTATTGTTTTCATTAACTGTTATTGCTTTGATGTTTAACATGTCCGGTTTTTTCGACGAAAACGTATTGAAGGAGTTCGAGAATATTGTGAACGATTTCAATGCGTCGAACCAGTAAATGTAGATGGTTTTGCTTACGCACCGGTCATTGCCGGATATTGGCGTCAACATGAAGTATGGGATGGAACATACACAATTGATGATTTGCTAGATATCCACGAATTGATGAGTGTAAAAAATGAAAACATATTACGAGAAAAAGAAAGTGTAATTGATAATGGTTGACATAAATATAAAAGAATACTTAATGAGCCTTGGGTATGAAGTTGATGAAACTTCGTATAACAAGTTTGTAAGCACGCTGAAAAAGGTTGACACTATTGTTGATAAGCATACATCAACATTAGCAGGTGGATTTGCCAAGGCAGGTTTAATTGTAACATCTGCTATTGGTTCTATTGTTATCAGCACGTATGAAATGATGGAATCAATAGCAAAGGCAGATATGGGTTATGAAAAACTTGCTTTGCGTATGTATATGACAAAGGATGCTGCGAAGGCGTATACCATTGCTTTAAAAGTTTTGGGGGAAGAACCTGAAAACATTAGGTGGATCCCAGAACTTCATAAACATTATATGGAGTTAATGTCAGATGCACAACGCCTTGCTCTTCCGAAAGATTTTAATAATCGTATTCAAGATTTTAGAAGTATGTCTTTTGAATTTAAAAGAATGAGACAGGAAATGACATACGGTGCGGAATGGATTGGTTTTTCAATATTAAATCATTTGGTTGATCCATTGGGAAAAGCAAAATACAATTTACATTCTCTTAATGAAATGATTATTGAAAATATTCCACGTTGGACAGAACGTATTGGTGATGCTCTTAGTAAGGTTATGAAATTTTTTGACTTTCTTTGGGAGATAGCTAAAAAGGTTGGAACAGGTTTTGGTATAATGTGGGATTCTATGGGTGATCCTATTAAAATATTATTAGTTGTTGCTGGTATTGGAAAGGTTCTTATGATGATGAGCCCTCTTATGCGAACAATAGCAGCAGTAA